GCAAGCGGCCAGGTCTCGATCCGCTCGGGGGCGAAGGCGAGGGTCATGAGGGTGATCCTGTTCGATAGGTTGGTCTGCGCGGCGCCCATCGAGGGGCGGCGCGGTGGCATCCGAGGGTGGGGTCCAGCTGGATTCTGCAGATGGACCCCAGGGTGGATTCCAGCTGGCTTCCGGGGTCCAGCAGGTATCCACCTAGGTTTCAGGCGATCAGGGGTGGACTCCGGCCGGGGTGGACTCCCAAAAAAATCGCCCTGACGCTAGCAAAGTCCCGAGCCTCGCCCCCCCGAATACCGATACGGCGCGAAGGGACCCGTAAAATCAAAGGGTTAGGCGTCGCGACCCGCTGGGCGGAGACAGTTTTTTCGGATAACCGGTCACCAGTTACACCCCCACAAACCCGTTCAAACCGACACTGCTCTCTCAGACACACGACGGTCATCTTATCGTTGGTATAACCTCCTGGAAGAAATCTGTCTTGCTTTCCGGTGTCTCACCGAAAAGTGTCTCACTTGCACGAACCGGGTTGACAGGGCGGCCACAACGCGACCGCCCCGAGGGTCACACCGTCTGTCCGATCACGAACTCCATCGACCGCTTCCGCGGCACGGTTCTGCCATTGAGCTTCCAAACGATCACGGCCAGCCCATACTCGAACCGCCGGTGTGCCGTGGCTCGGCTGATACCGTGGTGCCAGGTGATCCCCTTCCAGGCTTTGCGATTGGCCCGCGCCCAGAGGATCTGGCCAATGTCCTTGTCCACCCAACGCAGCCACAGCATCGCCTCATCGGCTTGCGTGATCATCCGTGGTGATGGCAGCGGCTTTTTCATCCGGGGCTCCTGGCCAACCTGATCGGCGAAGGTCGAGATGTATTCCGGCCAGGCGCTGACGTAGCCCTGCGGACGGACTGGCGGCATGGACCGCATCACATCGGCCGCGAGCTCCAGCCGGTCAGCCACCATGGCCCGTGTCCAGTCATCGGCCATGGCGCACCTCCCTAAAAGCTGGCAGCTTGCCATAGAGCTTTTCACCCAGCTGGCGAACCAGTTCGCGTTCCGGCCAGGTCAACCGGTGATCGTCGAGCGAGACAGCCAGCATGTGCTGCTCATGCCAACCTTCGCGCTTGACCTGTTCAGGGTCACGGCGATTGCCGCCGTACCCCTTGGGAGTAAACCGCATGCCCATCAGGCCAGCCCTCCCTGTATCTCGATCGCCCAGAACAGGATGGCGATGGCATCGGCCTCATTGTCATCGGCGGGGCTGAAACCGCGCTTCCGGGCGGCGTCGATCATGGCCTGCTTGTTCGCATTGCCGTGGCCGGTGGCGTGACGCTTGATGGTCCCCACCGGGACGCCCTGGTAGGGCACCCCCCGCAGCTCTGCCCAAGCTGTCAGCGTGGCCATGAGACCTCCATAAACGTGCGAAGCGTCCACGCCTTTGTGATTTCTGACTTCTTCGTACCAGATGGCCTCGACCGGCCCGGACAGCCGGTCCAACTCGGTCAGCCAGTTGGTGAACCGCAAGTAGCGCATGCCACCGCCGTCATAGCGGCGGGGTTTGAAGCTGGCCGTACCGCTCGTGATCAGGCCGCCGACGCCGCGCAGGGCCCAGCCGGTGGTGGTGCCAAGGTCGAGGGCAAGGATTGTCCGACCGCGCTCGGGCGGCGGCATTTTCGGGGTTGCGCCAACATTGGCGCTGGCGAGAGTCAGGTCAGCCATGGGTGGTCTCCTTTTCTGGTAGGCTGCTCGGGGTGGAAGACGACGGCGGTTGATGCTTGGCGGTACCGGCCGCCGTCGTCGGATTGCTCGCGGGCCGGAACTTCGACCCGAGAAGATTGCCCAGGGGTAGGTGCACCTACCCCTTTAGGGGGGATTTTTCTGAAATCTGAAATCTGGCACAGGCCACTGATTTCATTGAGGATTTCCAGATTTCGGAGCAGATTTCGCAAACCCCCTTCAACGCATTGAAAGATAATAGGAAAAACCAGATTTCAGATTTTGCGCGGGAGCCAGATTTTGCAAAATCTGGCCAGATTTCGGAACATGGACCCCAGATTTTGGAAGGCATAGAGGCGTGTTTCATCGTGCGTCCTCCGTCTCGCGATAGACCCACACGGACGGGTTTTCGACGGGCAGCACGGCGCCGGTTTGGGGGCATTTGTAATGGCTGGGGAGCACGTCAATCAGCTCCGGTGTAATCTCCCCGGTATCGGAGTCGACATACTCCCGGCTGCTCGCAAGACGCATGGCCTCGACGCAAAGATAGCCGTACTTGCTGCGTTCAGTGGCGAGGTCCAGCGCCGTCGCAGCTTCCCCGCGGACGAACTTTACATAGCCTTTCGTGGTCAGCACGTTCAGCCGTTCGCGGATGATCGATTGGCCGCCCAAACCTGCGGTGTTCTCGAAGGTCTCGGCAAACAAGGTCATGGTGTACATCCGCCCCTGAAGGGCCTCCTCGTGCAAAAGGCCGCAGATGACATCGCCTTTGCGATCCCGTTCGGCATCGTGCTTCGCCCCGACCTCCTGTCGGACCAGCCGCTCGTTCATGGGGTTCATTTCGACCCACTCGCCCTTGACCTTGTCGATGATCTTCGCCGTCAGCGCGGGCCCGTTGCGCAGCTCGATTTCCAGCTTGCGCTGCGAGTTATCTTCCTCAGGCCGGTGCAGGATCAGACCCGAGGTGTAGAAGCCGCGCAGGGCGCTGGCGCCGGAGAGAGCCAGAAACGGGTCATCCTTGACCTGCTGCTTGCTGAGCTTCTTGGTGTGGTGGACGAGGATCACCCCACAATCAGGGTTGATGTGGTCGCGCAGGACTTCAACGCGGTCCTTGAGGAAGAACATCATGGCTGCGTTGTCGTTTTCACCGCCGCCCTCGGGGCCGCCGTCAAAGAGGTTCCGGATCGGGTCGATGCAGATGATGTCCACCGGCTCGGCCGGGAAGGCGCGCCGGATGGCTTGGGCCACACGCACACTGCCCTCGGTGTCGAGCAGCATCTTCAGCTTCGGCGTCGCCACCAGATTGTCGCGGGCACCGGCCATGAGGCTTGGCGGCAGGGTGATCTGCTGCATGCGCTCGCGCAGATAGTGATACTGGATTTCGGCCTGCAGGTAGAAGATCCGCAGCGCCCGCGGCGGCGTGAAGCCGAGGAAGGGCTGACCGGCAGCCATGTGCACGAGCCAGGAGATCAGCAGATCGCTCTTGCCGACCTTGGGCGCGCCGCCCAGAACCAAGAGCCCACCAGGCGTCAGCACGCGCGGCGCGACGATATCCGCCGGCATTGGGCTCGTGTCATCCAACAGTGCGCCAAGGGTGAAGGTGGGCATTTCGTCAGGGGCCGGCGCCGCACTGTCGAGCCGGATGACGGGCGGGCCATGCTTTTCGACATGGATTGCCCAGAGCCGTTCGGACTCGCGCTTGAGCCGTTCCACCGGCCACTGCGGCCGCAGCATGGCGGCGTTATAGCCGCAAATCGCCTCCCAGCCCTCATCCTTCGAGAGGCGGCCGTCGTGCACCATGCGGATGAAATACCCGATCGCGGCAGAGGCACCCTCGAAGCGGGACCAGTCGTCCTGACCGCCCTCGCGCACGGGCGTGACCAGCACCTCGTCCACGCGGGGCTTGTCGGGCGCGGTGAAATCCGGCGCGAGATTGACGCCCGGCGCGGGCGGCATGTCGGCTACGGCCTCGATGAACTCGGCCAGATCGCGTTCACGTGCGGAGTTCAGTTCGACGATCTGGACCTGGGTCTTCAGGCTGTTCTTGTAATAGACTGAGCCTGCCACCCGGATGGGCTGGTGGGCGGAGCGGAAATGCATGTCACCGCCAACCTTGGCGGCAATGTCACCGCGAAGGCGGGTCACGCGGGCAATATCGCTGCCCTCTGCGGGCTCGGTGAGCTTCCACCAGACATGCGCCTTGCGCTGGCCCTCTGGCGTGACGCCGCCGCTTTCCACGACCATGGTGGGCGGTCCGAGATGGCGCTCGAGGTGGGCGCGCTTGGCCGCGATGTCGCCGGTGTCGATGTCGACCACCACCGTCTGCATTTGCAGGATGTCAGCCGCCTTGGCCTGGCCGCTCGCCGCAACAGTGCCAGGGATGACATAGACCGCCGCCCCCTCACGGGCCGCCCAATTGGCGAAGGTCACCATCTTGTCTGTGGTGTTTTCGCTCGCCTCGAGCCAGATGTTATGGGGCCGGCCATCGATGCCCTGGCCCTTGTCGATGAAACTGCGCACCGGGATCAGCCCGTCACAATACCCGAACACGACCTCCATGAACTGCGCGATCTGCTCGGGGTCCGGCTCGTCACCAAACACATCCACCATGGGGGCGGCGTCGTTGAAGTCCCGCCACGGGTTGAAATGGATCAGGTTCTCCTTCGGTGTTTCTGGCGTCTCTGAGCGGTCATCGTGATCGTGAGCCATTGCGGCCTCCTTCCCTGTGTCGTCGATTTCGGGCGGGTCTTTCGGGGCATCACTCATGTCGAGGGCTCCGCCCTTTCGCGGCTGAAACGCTCCCCGTTCGGCGGTGAAACGCGCCACTGGCGCCTTTCTTGCTCCGCCTCACCGTTTCCAGAGACGCCGCTCACTCCCCAACAGCGCTCGGCCCAGGCGCAGAACCGGCATTCGAAGAAGTCGCGATTGGCGGCGACGCGGGGCAGCAATTCGCCCGCGTCGGTGGCGCGCAGAATGCGCACACCGCGATCTGACATGCGCTGCGCCAGCTCGGCGTCGAACGGGACCTGCTCGTGGTAAAGCTCGGCCGTGTCCTTGTTGATCGCGGTGAACATGGCCGGGTTTGCGGAAATCCCCGGCACCTGCGCCTCCATGTAGGCCTGGTAGACGGCGATCTGGGCGGCGTAGACCGGCTTTGATTTTGCCACACCATCCTTGACGCAGGCACGCCAGTTCTTGGCGTTCATGGTCTTGCATTCCCAGAGGGCGGGAACGGCCAGACCGAAGCCCTCGGGGCCGGCGGCAATGATGCCATCGACATGACCGCGGATGCGCCCGCCCGCGACGGAGAAACCGAACTGGCCACCATCGGGACGATTGCCCTTGCGCGTGTAGAGATCAAAGCCGGCCTGTCTGAGCCAGGCGACGGCCAGATCCTCAAGCGCATGGCCGATGGCGAAGATACGCAGCGACTGGCCTGAGAAGTCGTGGCCCGCGTCCTTCGGCGTGGCCGTGAACTCGAACTGCAGAGCGCGTTCGCAAGCATGCCCGAGGCGGGAACCGCCGAGGTAGTCACGAGGCGCACGGGTGGCGTTTCCAGCTGTGATGGCGGCGTCGACGGCGTCGTTCACGCGTTCTGCGAAGCTGGGTTTGTGGTTGAAGTCGAGGGTCAAAACGGCACTCCCCCACCGAATTCGGCGTTGATTTCGAACATCTCGTTGCGGAAGGTGTCGATGACGACAACCAAGAGAGCGTGCATCTGATACTCGGTCAGATCCGCAAAGGTCCGGTCCCAACCGATATCGTCCAGTTCACGGCCGACCGCGCGCATCACGGCAGGCATCGCCATCGCTTCTTCTTCGGTAATCTCTGCCATTTTCAGTCCTTTCTTTGCTTTTCGGGTGAAGGCCGACTGGCATTGCATCGAGCAAAACCAGCGGTATGTGCGTTTGCCTGCGCGATGTGCAGGCGGCGCAGAGATGACCTCGCGGATGCCAGAGGCGATCAAAGCCCGGGCGATCCGCAGCCTCTGCGGGCGGGGATTGCATTTGTGCGACATGGCTCATGCGGCCGCCCGCGCGGTTGGTGCCGCAGCCATGATCAACCCGCGGATCTCCCGCTTGTTGAAGGTGAAGGTCATCAGCGCAGAGGCCTTGTAGCGGGTCAGGCCATAGTCGCTGCGCGCGGCGGGAGAGAGATATTGCAGCTGCTTTTCGGTGGCTGGTTGGCTCAGCCAGCCACGGGTCTTGAAGGCGCTCTCGTCGGTTTCATGCGCGTTGAGCCAGTCATCGGCCTGTGCCAGGCACACGGACCGCTCGCCGATGCCCAGCAGCCGGGTCTGTGCCCCTTTGCGACCGCCGACCGCGTACCATTGGCCCTCAAACCAGAAGATGCCACCCCAGGCCGTGAAGCCCGTGGCCATCAGCGCATCCTCGGAGCCGAAGAGGTCGACCCAGGAGAAGCTTGAGCGCTTCAGGAGGTCGATTTCCGTCATCAGGAAACCGGACAGTTCACCGTCCGGTGCCTCCTGGCTCTTGGGGTCGTCCTCATCGTCTGCCACGATTTCCCCGCAGATCGGGCACTCGCGGCAAGCCAGCGGGATGTCAGCTTTGCAAGACGGGCAGGTTTTGGTCGGGGCCTCGCCGGTTTCCGTCTTGCCGTCGAGATCGACATCTTGCTCCAGCGTGCCATGGGTCAGACTCGAGGTGCCAAAATCCAGAACGATACAGTCGGTCTTGACGACGCCCGGGAACTCGGCCGGATCGACCGTGCGCAATCCCCGGCCCCCCATCTGGATCATGGTCGATTTGTAAGAACTGGGGCGCAGCAGCACGACGCAGGAGGTGGGCGGATGATCCCAGCCTTCCGTGAGCACGGCCACGTTTGTGATGACGCGGATCTCGCCGCGGGCGAAGGCCTCCAGAATGTTGCGCCGTTCCTCTCCGGGCAGATCGCCGTGGATCAGCCCCGTCGGGATGCCAGCCGCGTTGAAGGCTTCGGCCACATGCGCGGCATGCGCCACGGTGGAGCAGAAGACGACCGTGGGGCGATCGTTCGCTTTCTCCTGCCAGTGGCGGATCACCTCCTCTGTGATGGGCGCGCGGTCCATGATCTCGGCCACTTCCGCCATGTCGAAATCCGACACGGTCTTGCGCACGGCCTTGAGCTTGTCCTGCACGCCCACATCGATGACAAAGGTGCGGGGCGGCACCAGATGGCCAGAGGCGATCAGCTCGCCAAGCCGGACCTGATCCGCGACATTGTCGAAGACCGCCCGCAGCCCCTTTTTGTCGCCCCGGTTCGGCGTGGCCGTCACCCCGAAGATCCGGGCATCAGGGTTGGCGTCGCGCACATAGTCTATGATGCGCCGGTAGCTGTCGGCCACCGCGTGATGGGCCTCGTCAATGACGAGCAGATCCAGCTTCGGCATGGCGGTGAGATTGCCCTCGCGCGTCAGCGTCGGGACCATGGCGAAGGTCACCTGACCGCCCCAGGACTTGGTCGTGGCATCCACCACGGAGGTGGTGATCGCCGGATTGACCC